AACCTAAGTTGTAAAATATGGCAATCAGCAGCCAAGCTTGTCACGCTTGACAAGAAGGTTCAGAGACTACATGGTGTTCTAAGCGTAGAACGTAATACATGATCAGCGTCCGACTACAATGTAGAAGATATAGTCCATCCCCTATGGAAATGTAGGGAGAACATGGAGATGTTCAAAGGATTCCAGCATAATGCAATAGCTAGGGATCTACTTATGAAGCGTACCTTGAAGAACGGTAAATCCTTACAGTTCATCTACACAGGTCGCACAGGTGCAGAGTTAATTAGTAGCTCCTTTATACAGCAATGTATATAGCAAATCGGATGAATTCAGGGAAAGCTAAGTTGAAAAATATGCCAATCCTGAGCCAAGCCTTTCAAGCGTGAAAGGAAGGTGCAACGACTACATGGTGAGACACGCTTGTTTCGTAATACATGGTTAGCGTCCGACTTCCTTAATGGAAGATGATATAGTCTAAACCTCTATCGAAAGTAGAGATTATTTGTTCATACACCTGGCAACTCAATCTTAGGTAATAGTGACGGAGCACCACCCGTAGCCGAAAAAACTATAACTGTAGATGAGTTATTAATTAGTTCAGCTTTTTTATATGAGCTAGATGAAACACTTGCTCATTATGACTTGAGGTCAGAGATCTCTCGTAAGATCGGTTATGCCTTAGCCGAAAAATATGATCGCCTAGCATTTAGAGCCGTTACACGCGGAGCTAGAGCAGCATCACCAATCACAAAAACTAACTTTGTAGAACCTGGTGGTACTCAGATTCGTGTAGGTTCAACTACTAATGAGTCAGATGCATATAATGCAACTGCTTTAGTATCAAGCTTCTATGATGCAGCCGCAGCCCTTGACGAAAAGGGAATCAGTTCTGACGGACGCGTAGCCGTTTTGAACTCAAGGCAATATTATGAATTAATACAACAAGTAGGTGAGAATGGTCTAGTTAATAGAGATGCACAAGGAACCTCTAGACAAAAGGGGAACGGCATCGTCGAAATAGCTGGAATCAAAATTTTCAAATCCATGAATATCCCATTCTTGGGTAAGTATGGTACTAAGTACGGTGGAACATCTGGTGTAACTGATCCAGGTAATACTGGTGATTTCGTCAGCGTGACTCCAGAGGATGCATCTGGTGCACAAACAGGTATCAAGAACGACTACGGTACTAACACAGAACTTGGAGCCAAGTCGTGCGGTCTCATCTTCCAGAGGGAGGCTGCGGGAATTTTGGAGGCTATCGGGCCGTCGGTACAAGTTACGAAAGGGGATGTAAGTGTCATCTACCAAGGCGATGTGATATTAGGTCGTCTCAGCATGGGTTGCGATTATGTAAATCCAGCCGCAGCAGTAGAGCTATATGTTGGTGCAACAGCTCCATCTGCGTTCTAAAAAACACATGTTCACGGGAGTCTTTATGGCTCCCTTTTTTTTATATATAATTATGGCTTTTCCTACCACTAATGCTGCTCAAGAATTACCCGCTATAAATCAAATACTGATGGCTTGTGGTCAGGCTCCAGTAACAACACTGGATGAAACAAACCCAGACGTTGCAATTGCTTATCAAACACTTCTAGAGATATCTAGAGAAGTACAAAGCGAAGGTTGGGCGTTTAATAAAGAGCCGCATTATGAGATGACACCTGATACAAACTATGAGATCGTCATTCCTAATAATGTATTACAAATAGATTTACACCAAAACTCTGCTAACGCTGGTAAGGAATCAGTGAGGAGAAGCGGGAAATTATACGATAAACAAAACCACTCGTTTCTCTGGAAAGATGGAGCTGTAGAGGTTGATATCGTATGGTTTTTTGATTGGGTAGATTTACCAAGACCTATACAGGACTACATAACAGCTAGAGCATCAACTATTACATCAAGCCGAATAGTAGGTGATCAAACACAATATGAAATGCTCCAACAAAAGGAAGCATATATGCGAGCAATGGCTATGGAATATGAATGCAATCAAGGCGATTACACATATTTTGGTAAGCCAGATGGATCTTCACCCTTAATAAGCTATGAACCTTACAAAGCACTTCAAAGATAATGGCAGCAGTAACGCAACGAATAGCAAACTATTTAAGTGGGGTATCAAAACAACCCGATAGTAAAAAGTTACCAGGCCAAGTAAGGGAATGTATAAACGGGTTCCCTGATTTTACAACTGGTTTAACTAAACGGCCTGGGTTCAAATTTTTGTCGATTTTAAAAAACACAAGCGGTAGTACTTATTCAGGTACAGAGCTTGACGGTGGTAAATGGTTTTACATAAACAGAGGAGATGGTAGTAAATATATAGGTTGTATTCTTCCAAAAGTAGGAAGTACAAACGGAACTATTGCTATATGGAATGCAGCTACAGGTGTGGCATGTACAATTACTGATACAGCTACGTCTAGTGCATTAGGTGCACACAATTACTTAACAGGAATAAAAACAAATTACGATGTTTTAACTGTTCACGACACAACAATAATTACTAACAACACTGTTGTAGTCACCACACAACCTAGTCCGACTTTTGTAGCACAAACTAGAGGCACATTGCTTTTATTGGGAACTGACTCTCAAATGGCAAATGAAACCTTTCAAGCTACAGTAGCGGGTCAAACAGCAACTTATAACTCTCAAGCTAATGATGGATATGAAGAGGTATTAGATGGCTTAAAAACAGCAATAGAAAATTTAAGTGTAAGTGGAATAACTGTTCAAAAGTTTGGCACTTCTCTACAAATAGATAGAGTTGTAAGCGGAACAAGAACAGCTTTTACACTTACTGCAAAAGGCGGCAAAGATAATAAAGGTATTCAAGTATTTCAGGATTGGGCAGAAAACGCTTCTAACTTACCGCCCCATTCATTCCATAATCATGTTGTAGAAATTATTAACAGCAGACAAGCTGAAGAAGATAATTACTATGCAAAGTTTGTAGCGAATAATGGTGTAAACGATTTTGGGTATTGGCAAGAAACCATCGGCCCTGGAGTTTCCCCCGGTCTGGTAAATACATCAATGCCTCACGTATTACTGTGTACTGGAATTAATACGTTTACTTTTGGACCAAAAACTTATACAGAGCGAAATGTTGGAGATGATTTAACAAACGCACACCCTTCGTTTGTAGGCAAGACTATACAACAAGCTTTTTTCCATTCAAACAGATTAGGATTTTTAACGGAAGATAATATAAGCATGAGCCAAGCGGCTGATCCGTTTAATTTTTATCATAAATCTGCAAGAACTTTAACTGATGCTGACCCTGTAGATATAGCAGCTACTTCCATAAGACCTGCTGTTTTACATGCAGTACTACCAACAACACAAGGTTTGGTTTTATTTAGTAGAAGTCAGCAATTTTTAATGTATTCAGATTCTGGCCCTTTAACCCCTAGTGCTACAAAAATAAGACCTATCTCAAATATGGAGATGGATGAAAATGTTGATCCTATAGACGTAGGGACACACATGAATTTTATAAGTAAAACTCCAAACTATACAAGAGTTTTTGCTTTCTCTACTGAGGGTTTACAAGCTAATCCTTCTATCTTAGATATAGGAAAAGTTGTTAACGAGTGGATAACAATTGATGTAGATACCTTAATAGCAAGTGTTCAGAATGATTTCTTGGCTATGTCTAGTCAATCAAGTGATGAAATCTTTTTCTACAAAACCTACTCCAATGGGGAAGAGTTATTAATGGAGTCTTGGTTTAAATGGAAGTTAACTGGATTAGTACAAACTATTGCAGTTGATCAAGACGATATGTATAGCGTAACTAAACAAGGAAATCAATACACTCTATCAATTGCAAACTTAACTCAAAGCCCAGAAACAGCAATTATTACTAATTCAGATGGTTCAAAAATCAACCCATGTATAGATCTTTATTGTGCTGCTACTAATGGACTATCAGGAGGTAGTGAAAAGAAGGTAATTTATGATGCTGTAAATGACAGGTCTAAGTGTTACATCCCTTTTGCAAATTTAACTGCACGAAAACCGATAGTTGTAGTAGCTGGTACTACTGCAGCAGGTACTTTTAATAATTCAGGTTTTACTATTACACCAGAAACAGATACAGATACAGATGGTACATTTTTTATTGTTCCAGGCACTGATTTATCAAGTATCGCTAGTAACGTCTTTGTAGGGTTTGCATATGACTTTGACATAACACTGCCTCAAGTATTTTACAACTTGTCTGAGGAAGGCCAAACTTCAGATTTCACTGCAAATTTAACAATAGCCAGAATGAAATTTGATGTAGGTTTATCTGGAGTTATGGGGTTTAAACTTAAATCAATTGGTAGACTTGCAGGGAGCCGTTCTTATGTAGGCGATGGAAATACAACTAACTTTAATTGGATTACAAGTGAAATAGATTATATAGATAGGAACCAAGTAACAGTAAAAGTAAACAATGTTTTAAAAACTGTTAGTACAGATTATTCATTTGTAAGTGACACAGAAATAGCTTTTGGCACAGCACCCGCAATTGGTGATGATATAACTGTGTTAATAGAAGATTGGTATCAACTACAACCCATCACCCAAGCAAACACATATTTAGCTGACGACGTTCCTTTAGACGAATCTACAGTATTTACAATTCCAATACATCAAAAAAATAAAAACTTTACCCTTAGAGTTTTCAATGACTCACCATTTCCCGTCTCTCTCAACTCGATGATGTGGGAAGGAAACTACTCACCGAGATTTTATAAGAGGACTTAGATATGGTATTAAAAACAATACGGAGATTAGCTGGACCAGTAATGACAGTTGCTGGTGTTGCAACAGCAAACCCAGCTTTAGCGGCAGCAGGTGCAGGTGTAACAGCCGCTAGTTCTGGTCTTGATGCAAGAGAAGCAGCTAAAGATGCTAAACGATCAGAAGATGATTATCTAGATAGATTACTAGCTAGCAATCAAGCTGGCTGGAACATGAACAAAAGCTTGACGATTGCCAAGCGTGATGAAAGTGTTCGAGCTATCAAGCTAAGAGAAGCTAACGAAAGGAAATTTGCAGCCTTTCAAGATGCTAATAACAAACAAGCTTACGACCAATCTTTAGCCATTTATCAATATCAAAACAGGCAAAATGCAAGACTATATGAAAAATCTGAAGAGCTGTATAGAGATTCTTTATCTTTAAATGCTAGAGCAGCTCGAAATGCTAGAGAAGAAGAAATTAATGCATTAATGGAAGAAAGGCAAAAATACGCATTTGAGGCAGAGGATAATATTATT